GCTACAGCAGACCAAGTGTTTGCAGATTTCACTGCGCGGGCGAAGCAACAGTTCGAGCAAGCAACTCAAAGTAAAGTAGGCGCTACGAGTCGTCGCGCTAAACCAACGATACGTGAGCCAGACGCGCCCGCTATGTACAGCGGCGGCGTAGCGCATCGGATCGGGTTGATGCTGAAAGAGTACAACAATCCTATTGTGGCGGACGCGGCGGAGCTAAGACTGGTTGTTACCAATAAACTACTGGACCTTACGTCTTGCGGAGACCCGCGCATAGAGATAAAAGCCGCAGAAATGTTGGGCAAGATAAGTGATGTGGGGTTGTTTGCTGAGAAGACTGAGATATCGATTACGTACAACTCAGTATCTGATCTGGATAAGGCAATCAAGGACAAAGTCAGGAACATGCTTTCTGCCCACGGCGCAGACGTGACCACGCTGGATTTTGATTTGGATAAAGAGCTTGGTATAACGCCAAAGATAGAGATGGTAGAGGAAGTTATCTTAGAGGATGCGGGTAAAGATGCAACTACCTAGCACCGTTGATGAAGAATTGAAGCTGCTTGTCTCGCAGTTGGACAAACTGCCGGACAGTCAGAAGATAAAGATTCTGGCGGACCTAGAAAATCGTGAGAAATTGCTGGAGAAAGAGAACGCCCGCAACAGTTTCATGGGGTTTGTTAAGAAGATGTGGCCCGAGTTTATTATGGGTCGCCACCACAAGGTTATGGCGAAAGCTTTTGAAGAGGTAGCGAGCGGAGAGTGCAAAAGACTGATCATCAACATGCCACCTCGGCACACAAAGTCCGAGTTTGCCTCATATCTGCTTCCCGCTTGGTTTTTGGGGAGGTATCCCCACAAGAAAGTGATCCAAAGCTCCAATACCGCTGAGTTGGCGACTGGTTTTGGCCGAAAAGTACGAAATCTTGTAGACACAGACGAATACAAAGGCATTTTTCCCAATTTGCTGCTTCAGGCAGACTCCAAAGCGGCTGGTCGGTGGAACACCAGCAAGGGTGGCGACTACTTTGCCATTGGTGTGGGCGGTACAGTGACCGGAAAGGGTGCAGATGTACTGATAATCGACGACCCACACTCGGAGCAGGAGGCCAAACAGGCCGCTACAAGCCCAGAAATCTTTGATTCGGTGTATGAGTGGTACACATCGGGGCCAAGACAGCGACTCCAACCGGGCGGAGCTATTGTTATAGTGATGACGCGCTGGGCGCTACGGGATTTGACGGGTCAAGTGCTTAAAGCCGCTGCCGGACGAGGCGGTGAGCAGTGGAAAGTGATTGAGTTCCCGGCGATTATGCCCAGTGGCAACCCGTTATGGCCTGAGTTTTGGTCCCTACAAGAGCTTGAAGCCCTCCGGGAGGAGCTACCGAACTCCAAATGGCAGGCTCAGTACCAGCAAAACCCCATTGGTAATGAGAGCGCAATTGTTAAGCGGACTTGGTGGAAGTGGTGGGAACACCCCGAACCGCCTAAGTGTGAGTACATTTTGCAGGCTTGGGATACCGCGTTTGAGAAAAACACCCGTGCCGATTACTCTGCGGGCACGACGTGGGGTGTGTTCAACAACGAAGATGACCACGGCGCACCTAATATTATTCTGCTGGATACGTACAAGAAACGGGTAGAGTGGCCCGACCTGAAGCGGGATGTGCTGGAGCAGTACAAGCAATGGGAGCCTGACGGTATTCTTGTCGAGAAAAAAGCCTCTGGTGCGCCGTTGATTTACGAGTTGCGCTCTATGGGTATACCCGTGCAGGAGTACACCCCAAGTAGGGGTCAGGACAAGATTGCCCGCCTAAACGCTGTATCAGACATAATTGCATCTGGGAAAGTGTGGGTTCCACAAACCCGTTGGGCGGAAGAGCTTGTCGATGAGATTGCTGCGTTTCCGTCTGGCGAGCACGACGATTTGGTAGACTCTACTACGCTTGCACTTATGCGTTTTCGGCAGGGTGGGTTCTTGCGCCTGCCCTCAGACGAGCCCGAAGAACCAAGGTATTTTCAGCGCAAGAGTCAATTCGCTTATTACTAAGGACACATTATGGCTTCCGCTAGTTTTGATAAGGTTTTAAACCAGCTACCTTTGGGCTTGGATTCTATTCTTCCAGACGAGTTTGACCAAGGCATTGAGATTGAATTGCCAGCGGATGACTCAGTTGAAGTTATGATTATTGCGGAGGAGGACCCCGATTTTGGGGAGAATCTTGCCGAAGTTATGGACCAGCGGGATTTAACCACATTGGCTTCGGAGCTTATTGATCTGATAGATGCGGACATCAACGCACGAAAAGATTGGGCCGAAGCGTACGTGAAAGGGTTGGAAGTTCTGGGGATGAAGTACGACGAGCGAACCGAACCGTGGAATGGCGCGTGCGGGGTTTACTCGACTGTGCTGACCGAGGCAGCTATACGGTTCCAAGCGGAGATGGCAACCGAAACTTTTCCCGCACAGGGGCCGGTCAAGACTCAGATTTTTGGGAAGACAGACAAGGCGAAAGAAGAAGCCGCTGCGCGTGTTCAGGAGGATATGAACTATCAGATTCTTGAGAAGATGCCTGAGTATCGGCCCGAGCATGAGAAGATGCTATTCAACTTAGGGCTTGCGGGCACAGCGTTCAAGAAAGTCTACTTTGACCCTAGCTTGGACCGACAAGTATCTATATTTATCCCAGCGGAGGAGGTCGTTATCCCCTACGGTGCCTCTAGCGCTCAGGTCTCTGAGCGAGTGACGCACATCATGCGTAAGACTGAAAACGATATACGCAAACTTCAGGTGGCGGGTTTCTACCGTGACATAGATTTGGGCGATCCTATTCAAGCGTCTACGGACGTTGAAAAAAAGAAAGCAGAGGAACAGGGCTACACATTATCGGACGACAACAGATACCAGCTTTTGGAGGTGCACGTAGATTGGGACATGCCCGGGTACGAGGACGAGGATGGAATTGCACTACCGTATGTGGTCACCATTGAGCGGGGAACTTTAGAGGTTCTGGCTATACGCAGAAACTGGGATGAAGATGATGCGCAGCGGATCAGACGCCAGCATTTTGTCCAGTACACCTACATCCCCGGGTTTGGACCGTATGGGTTTGGGCTAATCAATTTGATCGGCGGTTACGCTCGCGCAGGTACGAGTTTGATCCGGCAGCTTATAGATGCTGGGACATTGTCCAATTTACCCGGTGGGTTAAAAACCAAAGGTTTGCGGATCAAGGGGGACGACACTCCCATTGCTCCGGGGGAGTTCAGAGATGTGGACGTTGCGTCTGGCACAGTGCGCGACAACATCATGGCGCTGCCGTACAAAGAACCTAGCCAGACATTGTTGGCGCTACTGAACCAAGTTACCGACGAAGCTCGACGGCTTGGTGCTATCTCTGACATGAAGATTAGCGATATGTCGGCGCAAGCTCCCGTAGGGACTACGCTGGCATTGCTAGAGCGCACCCTGAAAACTATGTCTGCGGTACAGGCTCGCGTCCATGCTTCTATGAAGCAGGAGTTCAAGTTGCTTGCTGCCATCATCAGAGACAACGCCCCTGATGAGTATGAGTACGACCCCACGGGCGCAGATCGCAGGGCAAAACGGTCGGACTATGACTTGGTTGAAGTTGTGCCGGTTAGCGACCCCAACAGCGCAACAATGGCCCAGCGGATTATGCAGTACCAAGCTGCTATCCAGCTAGCCCAAGGTGCACCACAGATTTATGACTTGCCGCAGTTGCACCGGCAAATGTTGGAGGTGCTGGGAGTTAAGAACGCGGAGAAGTTGGTGCCCATCGAGGATGACATGATGCCGCGTGATCCTGTGTCAGAGAACATGGCGTTCCTTACTGGGAAGCCCACTAAAGCGTTTATGGCGCAAGACCAAGACGCCCATATTTCCATACACATGGCAATGATGCAGGACCCTATGCTAATGGCCCAGATTGGGCAGAGTCCTCAAGCCCAGAAAATGCAGGCAGCAATTCTGGCGCACGTGTCTGAGCATTTGGCCTTTGCGTACCGCAGGAAAGTGGAAGAGCAACTGGGAGTGCCGTTGCCAGCGCCCGACGAGAATCTGCCGCCAGATACAGAAGTGTTGTTGTCTCGGCTTGTGGCGCAAGCGGCGCAACAGGTTTTGGCCCAGAGCAAGGGCGAAGCCCAGCAGCAGCAGGCTGAAGAAGCAGCCAAAGACCCGCTGGTGCAGATTCAGCAGGCAGAGCTAGAGATCAAGAAACAAGATGCCGACACCAAGGCCAAGAAAGTTGACGGTGACTTGGCTATCAAACAGGCTGAGTTGCAGTTAAAAGCACAGCAAGCCGGTGGGGAAGACCCCCAGATGATGGCGCAAAGACATCAGCAAGAGATGGCGCAGCAACAGGCGCAGTTTCAGATGATGCAGCAGAAGCACGCGCAAGAAATGGGGCAGGGCCAAGAAGTTCACCAGCAAGGCATGGCCCACGGCGGGCATGTCCACGCCCAGAACTCCATGCAGAACGCCCTCTCGCATCGGCAGAAAATGACTCACGCTGAACGAGCCGCCGCAAACCAGCAACGGCAGGCAGAAGCTAGGGCTGCTCAAACCCCTCGGAAGGAGCCTAAATGACCGGCTTAGATGTACTAGACAAGAAAATTAGTGAGCACGAGCAGGATATGACCACCGCGTTAGTTCGCGGGAACATAAAGGACTTTGGGGAGTACCAGAGAATCTGCGGGGTAATCTACGGCCTGAACCTTGCCAGAATGGATATCCAAGACTTACGTCAAAAAATGGAGGGCGCGGATGGAGACTAGTTTTGAAGATGTTGAAGTCGTTAAACTGGTGCATTGGGCTAAAACAAATCTTGCCAACGGATGCACGGAAAAGCAATTAGTAGATGTTTTAGCTTCAGAAGGTAGGCCAGAAGCAATTATTTCTAGAGTAGTCAAAGGATCAAAGCGTGAAGTAGCTCAACGGCGCGTGCCGGAACCTTCTGTTGATGGTTCCCCCACTACCATCTGTGTTGGCGGGCACTCGGTAGCTGTCCAAATGGCGCTGCGGTTTCCACGGATTGTTTTATTTAATAATTTTTTAACCTATGAAGAGTGCGACACGATGATTTGGAATGCGCGTAAGTCAATCTCCAAGTCTACAGTTGTCGATCATAACACCGGGGCCTCGGTAGAACACGCAGCGCGAACCAGTTCTGGAACACACTTCGCCAAACACCTAAATTCTTTTATTGAAACGATTGATCAAAGAATAGCTGGCCTGCTAAATTGGCCGCTAGAGTGGGGTGAATCACTTCAAGTCTTAAAGTACGATGTGGGGCAAGAATACAAGCCGCACCATGATTATTTTTCCCCCACTACCTCTGGGGACAACATGCATCATATTACTAAAGGCGGCCAACGGATTGCCACTTTTATCATGTACCTCAACACCCCGGAACGCGGCGGTAGTACAACTTTCCCCGAGATTGGGCTAGAGATAACGCCTTCTGCCGGAAGCGCTTTATTTTTTAGTTATCCAAATTTGTTTTATGGTAGAAATACGCTCCATGCGGGTACGCCGGTTATTACTGGTGAGAAATGGATAGCAACTAAATGGCTGAGAGAGCGAAAGTTTTAGGTTATCCGACACATTTGCATTTCGGGGGCGTGCTAATGTGTTTTTTATGGCCCTCTGCTTGATAGGATCAGTATGCAAGAACTTCTAATAGGTCAGACACTCGACCCCACCGGGCCGGTATCAGTGTTACCCAATACGGCGGAGGAAAAGGCCAAACAGATTCCAGAACCGGCGACTTACCACATCTTGTGCATCTTGCCAGAGGCCGATGAAAAGTACGACAACGGGCTGATCAAATCTGGGCAGACCATACAGTTTGAAGAACTGCTCTCCCCCGTGCTGTTTGTGGTCAAGATTGGCCCAGACGCCTTCAAGGATGAAAAACGATTCCCTAGCGGGGCCGCATGTAAAAACGGCGATTTTATTTTGGTACGGCCCAACACCGGGACACGCATCAAGATTCATGGGCAGGAATTCAGGATCATTAACGATGATTCAGTTCAAGCTGTTGTGCAAGACCCCCGCGGCATCACTCGAGTTTAAGGAGCAGATATGGAAAAGACTGAATTTGAATTCCCCCATGAGGTTGAAGAAAAAACTTCCCGGCTAGGCAGTAAAGTGGTTACGCCTGAAATTGAAGTGGTGGATGACACCCCGGAAGAAGATCGTAATCGCGCACTTATGACGGAAGCTCCAACCGACCCCACTGATGAGGAGTTGGAGTCTTACACTGAGAGTGCTAAGAAACGGCTGAAGCACTTTACCAAAGGCTACCACGAAGAGCGCAGGGCCAAAGAGACTGCAATACGTGAGCGCGAAGAAGCTATCCGAGCCGCCCAGGTAATCTTTGAGGAGAATAAAAAACTCAAAGGCTCTTTAAATCAAGGCCAGCAAGCTCTGCTTGAGCAGGCTAAGAAAGTGGTTGCCAATGAATTAAATGATGCCAAGAAGCAATATAAAGAGGCTTTTGAGTCTGGCGATTCTGATGCCTTGGTCAATGCTCAAGAGCAGCTAACCACCATTAAAATGAAGTCGGAACGAGTTAATAACTTCAAGCCCGTCCGTGCATCAGAAGAAAAACCTGTTGCACAAATGCAACAACCAGTTGACGAAAAAGCTGTATTATGGACGAGAAATAACGATTGGTTCGGTTCAGATGATGAGATGACCAGCTTTGCCCTTGGCTTACATAATAAGTTAGTCAAGGAAGGAGTTGACCCACGGTCAGATGAATACTATGATAAAGTCGATGCTCGGGTGCGACAAGTGTTTCCAGAGAAGTTCAACTCTGAAGAAACCGCTGATGCTTCTACTCAGCGCACCAACAAACGGAACGTGGTCGCACCAGCCACACGAAGTACTGCGCCCCGCAAGGTCGTACTAAGTCAATCACAGGTGAATATCGCCAAGCGGCTTGGGGTTCCTCTGGAACTTTATGCTCGTAAGGTTGCTGAAGAAATGAGGAAATGATTATGGATGACGCTAAAGTTAACCGTTTGGCCCGTGACCTAGAAACCCGCGATAAGTTTGAGCGCCCCACCAAGTGGGCGATTCCAGACCTATTACCAGATCCGAAACCGGAAGCTGGATATGCGTATCGCTGGATTCGTATTAGCACGCAAGGCACTGCGGATGTCATTAACATTACCTCCAAGTTACGTGAGGGCTGGGAACCAGTTAAAGCATCTGATCACCCCGAGGTGGTACTGATGGGCGGCGTTACTTCGCGCTTCCCAGACAGCATCGAAATCGGCGGCTTAGTGCTTTGCAAAACACCTACTGAGTTTACGGAACAACGTGATGCCCATTACCGCAAGTTGGCGACCGGGCAAATGGAGACCGTGGATAACAGTTTCATGCGCGAGAATGATCCAAGGATGCCGCTCTTCAGGGAGCGAAACACCAAGGTCACTTTCGGTAAAGGTGCTTAACATTTAGGAGTTTTAAATGGCTTATCCTGTCATCGATGCCCCCTACGGGCTAAAGCCGATCAACTTGATCGGAGGTCAGGTATTTGCGGGGTCAACTCGCAACTACTCAATTCAGTATGGTTTTGCTTCGAACATCTTTTATGGTGACTTGGTAAACATCGTGCGTGGTTCTATTGTGAAGAACACTGACACTACTGACTCTACCGGTAACGGTATGGTTGGCGTGTTTTTAGGTTGTTCTTTTACAAACCCCACAACTAAGCAATTGCAATTTTCTCAGTTCTGGCCCTCGGGCACGACTGCGGGTGATGGGCAAGCTATTGTTTGTGATGATCCTGACACAGTGTTTAAAGTGGTAATGTGTTCTGCGACTACGGTGATTGCTTCTGCTTCTACCGCCATGATTGGTCAAAACTTTGGTTTGATTCAGAATGCAGGTAACGTCAACACGGGTAACTCCGCTGTTGCTGCCCTGTATGCTTCGTCTACTACTGGTGTTGACTTGGCTCTGCGTGTAGTTGGTTTGGTTGCAGAAACTGAAGTTCAAAGCACTACGGTTGGCTCATCTTCTTCTACTACTATCACTTGCACGGCTTTGCCTAGCGCGTTGGTGGTCGGTACAGAAGTTGCCTACCTTGCTTCTAACGGTCAGTACATTCAAACCGGTTCGTTTGTGTCTGCGGCTGCGAATGCTGGTGCAACGTCAGTGACTATCAATTCTGCGATTGCAGTCCCCGGCAGTGTTACGGCTATCCCTAGCAGTTCCACTATCATTTTTACCCAGTTCCCTGAGATGTTGGTCAAATTAAACTTTGGCACACATTCTTACTACACTGGCACAGCCGTTTAAGGAGCATAAATCATGGCTATTTCACGCGCACAACTACTGAAGGAACTCCTTCCCGGTCTGAACGCTTTGTTTGGTTTGGAATACGCACGCTACGGCGAGCAACATAAAGAAATTTATGAGACCGAAACCTCAGAGCGTTCTTTTGAAGAAGAAACTAAGCTGTCGGGATTCTCCGCTGCACCAGTCAAGAACGAGGGTTCTGCCATTGCTTATGACAATGCACAGGAAGCGTTCACGGCTCGGTACAACCACGAGACTATCGCTCTTGGTTTCTCCATCACTGAAGAGGCTGTTGAGGACAACCTGTATGACTCGCTGTCTGCCCGTTACACCAAGGCTCTGGCCCGTGCAATGGCGTATACCAAGCAAGTTAAGGCTGCATCTACCCTGAACAACGCTTTTAGTAGCTCGTATGTGGGTGGTGACGGGGTTTCTTTGATTTCTACTGCTCACCCTCTGGTGTCTGGTGGAACCAACAGCAATCGCCCTGCTACAGCCGCTGATTTGAATGAGACTTCGTTGGAAAACGCAGTTATTCAGATCGCTGCTTGGACGGACGAGCGCGGCCTGCTGATCGCAGCCAAGCCCCGTAAACTGGTCATCCCGCCAGCATTGCAGTTCACTGCAACCCGCTTGTTGGAAACCAGCCTACGTGTACAACTGCTGACAATGATATCAATGCGTTGAAGAACAATGGCTCTATCCCTGAAGGATATACCATCAACAACTATCTCACTGATACCAATGCTTGGTTCCTATGCACTGACGTTCCTAACGGGCTGAAGCACTTTGTGCGTACGCCTTTGGCAAACTCAATGGACGGAGACTTCGATACAGGCAACGTGCGTTACAAGTCCCGTGAGCGTTACAGCTTCGGCTGGTCTGACCCACTAGGCATCTTCGGAAGCCCAGGCGCTTCTTGATGAAGTAAAGAAAGGGGGCTTGCGCTCCCTTTCTTTTTAGGGTATATTGCAACTACTCCGGGCTTTCCGGTGCATTAGACAGCCCCGGCTGACGACATACAGACTAATGCGCCTAACTTGTATGTAAGGAAAAATCATGGCATCAACCACGTTTTCTGGCCCGGTTACGTCTACCAACGGCTTTATTGGAACTTTGACGGGCAACGTCACGGGCAACATTGCAGGATCAGGCAGCATCACGCACGCTACGACCGTTGCAATCACTGCCACTGCAACCCTCACGGCTGCTGAAGTTGCCACTGGCTACATCACAGTCACTTCAGCAACGGCTGTAGCCCTTACTTTGCCCACGGGCACTTTGCTTGGTGCAGCCCTTGGAGCGGTCAAAGGCACTGTGTTCGACTTGTACATTGACAACACCGCAAGCACAAGCTCAGGCGTAGTAACTATAGCTGTGGCAACCAACGGCATCTTGTCCACCGCTGCTACTGATACCCCCGGCAGCTTTGGTGACCTGACTGTTGCTATAGCTGCAATAGGCGTGGCCCGTTTCACCCTCATGTTCTCTAGCGCAACAGCCTACGTGTTTACACGCACAGCTTAATTAGGAGCATCTCATGGCGATGCAAACTGATGTACTGGCGAGTGTCCCCCTAACCGCTGACGGGCAGTTTACCAATCAAACACCGACTGCTCTTGGTAGAACAAGGGTCAAGGCTGTTTACATAGTCCCATCAGGCACTGCTGGCAGTATTGTGTTTAAAGATGGCGGTGCTTCTGGCACAACCGTCCTGACCCTAAACACGGTGGCTTCTGCTACGCAGCCTACCTACCTGCTACTTCCCGGCGAAGGTGTGTTGTTTGCCACCAATGTCTACGGAGATGTGACGAGCATAGGCTCAGTCACAATTTTCTATGGCTAAGAAGAAAGGCCCGGTTCTCTCTGTTGGTCGGGGCGAGAAGCTACCGATCTCCAAGGGCGCTGGTCTGACTGCCAAGGGCAGGGCCAAGTACAACGCAGCTACAGGCAGCAACCTCAAGGCTCCACAGCCCCAAGGTGGCCCCCGCAAGGATTCATTCTGTGCGCGGATGTCCGGTATGCCGGGGCCCATGAAAGACGAAAAAGGCAAGCCAACCCGCAAAGCAGCGGCTCTTGCAAGATGGAAATGCTAAATGCCAAGCTCCAGCAAAAAGCAGCACAATTTCATGGAGGCAATAGCCCACAATCCGGGCTTTGCCAAGAAGGTAGGTATCCCACAGTCTGTGGGCAAGGATTTCTCTAACGCCGACAAAGGCAAAACTTTCTCAAAAGGTGGTGATATGGCTAAGAAAATGGACCCTCGCATGATGGCAATGATGATGGCTAAGAAAAAGGGTATGGCTCCCCCTGTGGGCGCTCGTCCTCCCATGCCTCCTCCCGGCGGCGGTGCGCCCCCTATGATGAATAAGGGTGGCATGACCAAGATGGCTGGTGGCGGGATGCCCATGAGCGGTGGCAAACCTACCTTTGTCGGTGATGGCAAAGGCATGATGAAAAAAGGTGGCGAGGTTAAGAAGAACATGGGCGGCATGGCATACGCCAAAGGCGGCGGCATTGAATCCCGAGGCAAAACCAAGGGCACGATGATTAGAATGAAAAGCAGCGGCGCGGCCTGCTGACATGGCAACCTCCGCAGGGGCAAAGCAAGTAGCTCAGTCTTTAAAAAAGGCTGGGTTTTATGGCGCAAGTAAACCCAAACGGCTTGGCATCATTAACAAAGTTACAACCAAGCCTCAACGGATAGAGATGGTTGACAAGCTGTTTCTAGCCAAGAAACCCAAAGGCGGTGCTAAATGAGAGCCTCACGTGGCATGGGGGCCATTGACCCCAGCAAGATGCCCGGCGGGAAGAAAAAACCGCGCCGTGACAACACGGATTTTACGCAGTACAAAGAGGGCGGGGAGGTGAAGTCAAAGGTCAATGAAGCTGGCAACTACACCAAGCCTGATCTACGTAAACGAATTTTCAACAGCGTCAAGGCTGCTGCAATTGTAGGCACGGGCGCTGGGGAATGGAGCGCGAGAAAAGCGCAGGTTATGGCTAAACGATACAAAGCTGCTGGAGGTGGTTACCGTGATTGAACAGACTGAACAGAAACATGATTTGCGGTGTTTTATCTATGATGACGGGCCATGCAGTTGTGGCATAGAGAAATACATGACAGACGAAGAAATTGACGAAGAACTTTTTGATAAAGAAATGGCTAAAGATTGAAAGCTCCGCAGCAGTCCCTGAAGAATTGGGGTGACCAAAAATGGAGAACCAAAAGTGGAAAACCGTCTTCTAAAACAGGTGAAAGGTATCTACCGGAAGCTGCGATTAAAGCTCTCAGCCCTGCTGAGTATGCAGCGACGACCAAAGCCAAGCGAGCAGGAAAAGCCGCAGGCAAACAATTTGTAGCACAGCCTAAAACGATTGCCAAGAAAACAGCGGGGTTTAGATAATGCCACCTCCATTTGGAAATTCAAGATCGCAGTTTAATCAACAGCAACCGCAGCAAGGTGGCTTTGGTCGTCAACAGCCACAACAAAACTTTGGTTTTGGTCAACAGGGTGGTATGGGTGGCTATGGTCAACAACAGGGCTTTGGGCAACAAGGCATGGGTGGGTACGGTCAACAGCAGCCACAACAGAACTTTGGCTTTGGTCAGCAAGGCGGTTTTGGAGGTTACGGTCAACAAGGTTTTGGGCAACAGCAGGGCTTTGGTCAGCAACAAGGTTACGGACAGCAAGGTGGTTTTGGTGGCTACGGGCAACAACAAGGCTATGGTCAGCAACAAGGGTACGGTGGCATGGGTGGCTACGGGCAACAACATGGCTATGGTCAACAGGGCATGGGTGGCTACGGGCAACAACAAGGCTATGGTCAACAGGGCATGGGTGGCTATGGACAGCAGCAAGGGTATGGACAGCAGCAGGGCTACGGGCGACAAGGTATGGGTGGCTATGGACAGCCACAGGGCTATGGACAGCCACAGGGCTATGGTCAACAGCAAGGTTACGGACAGCAACAGCAGCAGTATGGACAACAGCAACAACAGGGTAGATACGGGCAACAGCAAGGCTATGGACAGCAACAGGGTTATGGGCAACCGCAACAGTACAGCCCGTATCAAATGCAGAATCCGTATGGCCCGGCAAACAACAGCAATACTACAAGTGATCAAAGAGAGTATGCACAGCCCGGAGAAGACTTCCGCGATGTAACTCAGCAACAAATTACGCAAAGAAAACTTACCCAAGCCCAACAAAACCAACAAGGCAGACAGGCAATGCAGGGTAAACCGGCAGAACAATCAATTGGGACATACGGGTTCCCCATGAATGCAGATGGTGCGCCCATGAGCGCATCAATGGATATGCCACAAGCGCGTTCAATGGTTATGCCAAAAAATCAGTCATCCGACATGCAAAGTTTATTTCTTGCTGCACAGAGCCAACAACAAGCGCAACAACAAGCGCAACAACAAGCGCCACAACAAGTAGCCCAAGACGAAATGACCAACGGGTTCGGGGGAAACACCCAATATCATAGAGCGCTACAACAACAAGCGCCACAACAAACGCTACAACAAGCCAGTGTGCAGGGCTTTGGTTCTAGTTCTCCTACACAACAGCCACAACAAGTTCTACAACAGGCTCAACAACCAACTATGTCACGACAAGACATGATGAATGCCATTGTTGGGAAAAGTCCTAACCCCAATAATTACACGATGCAAGATGTAATGCGGAAGTCCTAAGGTTTAGATAATGACTACTTCCGGTATCGCCACCTTTGACATGGACTTGAGTGAGGTCATAGAAGACGCATTTGAACGTGCGGGTTCTGAGCTTCGTTCCGGGTATGACATGCGTACTGCACGGCGCTCCCTAAACATCATGTTTGCGGATTGGGCCAACCGGGGCATCAACATGTGGACGATTGAGCAGGGATCGTTTACCCTGACTCAGGGTTTAAACACCTACGCGCTACCCACAGACACCGTGGACTTGCTTGAGCATGTCATCCGCACCGATGCCAACTCAACCTCCAACCAAGCAGACCTGACCATCACCCGCATCAGTGTCAGTACCTACGCTACGTTGCCCAACAAGCTAACCCAAGCCAGACCCATCCAAGTCATGGTGCAGCGCAACTCAGGGCAGACATCAGCCACAACTCTGACTCTCAACGGAGCGGTAACTGCTACAGCCACCACCATCACCCTGAGTTCAGTCATAGGACTAGCCGCTGCTGGGTACATCAAGGTGGACAACGAGATCATCTACTACGGCTACATCGTGGGCAACGTCCTGACAGACTGCGCTAGAGGGCAGGCCAACACCACCGCAGCAACGCACACAAGCACCACAGCGGTCTTTGTATCAAACCCCCCGGCAGTCACTGTCTGGCCCACTCCTGATGGCTCCCAGACCTATACCTTCGTGTACTGGCGGCTGCGTAGGAACCAGAACGCTGGAGATGGCTCTGACACGATGGATGTGCCGTTCAGGTTTATACCTTGCGTAGCAGCAGGGCTGGCCTACTACTTGGCGCTCAAGTTGCCCAACGGCATGGAGCGTTTAGACGTATTGAAGATGCAATATGATGAAGCGTGGCAAATGGCCCAAGATGAGGACCGGGAGAAGGCAGCGGTGCGATTCGTGCCCCGGCAAATGTTCCTGAGCTAATCATGGGCAATAGGTTTGCGTCAGGTAAGAATTCAATAGCGGAGTGTGACCGCTGTGGGTTTCGCTACAAGCTGAAGCAACTGAAGAAGGAAGTTGTTAAGACCAAAACCTACAACTTGCTGGTGTGCCCAACCTGCTGGACACCGGATCAGCCTCAGTTGCAGTTGGGGATGTACCCGGTAGATGACCCACAGGCAGTGCGGGAGCCGCGCAGAGATTTGAGTTATGTGGTTTCTGGCTTGCTGGCGGACGGAAATCCGGGCGAAGGAAGCAGGATATTTCAGTGGAATTGGAACCCGGTAGGCGGGTCTAGGGCAAACGATGACGGGCTGACACCCAACTATTTGGTGGCAGAGTTAGAACTTGGTTCAGTTACAGTAACTTAGGAGTTGATATGGACAAGGCAGACAAGAAGCAGGACAAAAAGATGATAGCTGGGGCTGTGCATAAGCATGAGAAACGTATGCACCCCGGTAAACCCAACCAAGTTTGCTCACGGCGGCAAGACCGACATGGATATGATGAAGTACGGTCGTGGCATGGCTAAAGTGATGAACCAGAAATCTGGTCGTGGAGGTTAATCATGGC